GAAAAACTTGACAATCTCTACACATATGAAGACTATATGAAAAATGTTGATAGAATTGTTGGTGGATATATTAAGGAAAGAATTGAAGAGTTCACAGAAATCAGAAATGTAATAAAAAGTAAAAAATAACTAAAATATGAAAGATATTACCATTATTATACCAGTACATAAGTTTGACGATAATGTTAAAACTTTATTGAATGAGGCATTTGATAGTATAAAGAAAAACCAAGAAACATATACCTTTGGCAAACTTATACCATTGGTGGTTGCACCTGGTGAAGTACTTGAAGAGATAAGTGAAGCATTAGGTGAGGAATTTTATCACGCTTGCAGAAACACGTCTGAAAACACAGATTTCTGTTCACAGGTTAACTTTGCAGCAAACAAAGTTGAAACTGAATATTTTTCAATTCTTGAGTTTGATGATACTTATACAGACAAGTGGTTTAAAATGGCACACGATTATTTCTACACAAATGAAAGTGTAAGTCTTTTCTTGCCACTGAATATTTTAACAGACACAAATCATCAACAATATCAATACGTTAATGAAATTGCTTGGACAAGTTCATTCTCAAATGAAATTGGTTATTTGGATTATGATTGTTTACAAGACTACTCAGTTTTCAATATCACTGGCGGTATTTTTAACACCGAAGACTTTAAAACAATTGGTGGATTTAAATCTTCTATCAAGGTTGCTTTTAATTATGAATTACTTTTACGTCTAACTAAAAAGGAACTTAAAGTTTTTGTTGTACCAAAAGAGGGCTATGTACACGTAATTGGAAGAGAGGATAGTCTTACTGATGAGTATAATAAGACAATTTCAAAAGAAGACATTAAGAAATGGTTTGACTTGGCAAAAATAGAGTGTACATTTGTTGAGGACAGAAAAACGGGTATTGATAAGATAAAAGAAGAACAATTAAAATAATCAATCATTTGTTTTTAAAAAGTAAATGAACAGCGAATTAGAAAACAAAATAGAAGGCATTGAAACAGCAGATAACACGTCTGCTGTTTCAGAAGTCTCACAAGCACCAAAAAAAAGAGGCAGAAAACCAAACCCAAACAAAAAAGTGTATTTTGGCGAAGAAGAAGAAAAGGCTTTTATAGAATATGTCAATAGTACAGACCAAGCTTTTAGAGACAGAATATTTTCGCAAAAGTTATATTTTCCATTTACCAAAATGATAGAAAGTATTATAAGAAGATACAATTTGTTCACACCAGATGAAGATTTTGAAGAAACTTTTTTTGATACAATGTCTTTTCTTATAACCAAGATTAACAACTTTGACCCAACAAAGAATTACAAAGCCTATTCTTATTGTGGAACTATTTGTAAGAATTATCTTATTTTGAAAAGAACACAATATAGTAAAAAAATACAAAAACAAATATCATATGATTATCTTTTCCCAAATAGCGAAAGTGATAATAGAAGTGATACAAACCAAGAGAAAATGTTATTAGACTTTAATACAGAACTTATTAATAACACAATATCACAATTACAAGAAATATTACTTCCAGAAAACTCACATCTTCTTAACGAGAACGAAACCAAAATAGGAAATGCGTTATTGGAAATGATGCTTAATTGGGAAGAAATATTTAAATATCTTGGAAGTAAAAAGTTCAACAAGTCCTGTGTTCTTCAATTTATAAGAGATTATACAGACCTACCGACAAAAGATATAAGAGAGGGTATGAGAAAGTATAAAGAATTGTATCTTTTTACAAAGCAAAAACTTATTAACGAATAATTATCTTTATAAATGTTTCATTTTTTTAACAATGGCTAACAAATTATCAAAGAGATATAAGTTGAAACTCAATTCTGTTGAAAAGATAGAAGAACTATTACAAGAATTGTATGATGAGGCAGACAAAAATATTGTAGAACTACAAACCGAAATGAACAAGTTATCTGGTTCGGTTGTATTAAACCAAGAAATAATGGATGCCAAAACAAAATATGCAAAAGCGATGAATGATTATATTTCAAGCAAAGATAAGGCAATAGCAAGAAAACTTGACATTGCTAAACTAATGTCTGAAATATTAAAATACAACGGCAACATTAAATTAGCTATAACAGAGGGTGAAATACCCGATTGGCAGGAGATTACAGATGCCTTAATTGATAATACAGAAGAAGAGACAGATAACACAGAAAAATATCAACTAAAGTAAAATGGCAAACGTTAAAGAAGTAAAAAGTCAAGCATTGGCAACAATTGATGCTGCTATGTCTATTCTAAACAAGTTTCCCGATTTAGAAGACACAAGTATCGAGTTGTCATTTAATACATCAACAAATCCGTTCCAATTTTTAATGGACTTGTTGAAATCAACTTCTGGTTACGATAAAGTTATTACAATTCTCAGTAAATTTCTTGTTTTTGAATTACCTGTTGTTGAAGCTGCCGTAAAAGCACTTTTGATTGCCAAACTCAAAGATATTATTTCTTGTTCTGTGAATCCGTTTTTCACAGAGGAAATACTTAGAGAGGGCATTGTCTTCAGTGCAGAAGAAATTGATATAGCCGATGTTTTAAAATATTCACCATTTGATAAAAAGGTAGGGCAATATTTTTATTTTGGACTTGATGAAGTTGAAATGCCGGAGGACTTGATAAATTGTGATGATATGGATGCGTTTATTTGGTATATGATAAACAGAGCCAATAAACGTTATGTGTGGAAACCAAAAAAATATAGAAAAGAAGATGATGAATTTAGAGATGATTATCCACACAATAATGACGAAGAAAAGCTTAAAAAAAGAGATGGTATTGTGACGTTCGAATATTATCAACGCTCCCAAAATTTAAGAGATGCATATGGTAATGACTATCATCTTCAAACACCATATAACAATTGTCTTCACGTTTTCATTGGTGATGTGAGGGAAAAAGAAGCAAAAATGTCAGAATTAAGGCAAAATGAAACCAATTTATACAAACAAGAAAAGGACATCAAAATATTTGCAAGTAAAATTGAGAACGAACAATTTAAACTTGATTCTCTTATAGATGAGAAACTTGATTTGGAAGATTTGCTTGAACGGGGGATTTTAGACGAAGAGAATTTTAAAAAGGAATATGAAAAGGTCAACAACAAGATTATAAAACATCAAGAAAAAATACGAAATTTAAATAATTTAAGGGAAAAGGCATATGCAGCAAAACGCAGATTTCAAAATGAAATTGGTATTATTAAGAAACAATTAGAAACGACAAGAGACCAATTTTTTCCGTTTTTAAACCCAACAAAAAATAGAAACTACTATTATGGTAAGACCTTAATAGAATGGAATATAGATTATATAATGTCTTTGACATTATTTGAAGAAAAATCTCTTACAGCACGTTTGTTAGATGCTTTAACAGCAGTGCTTACCATTGATTTAAATTTGACTTATAAACAGCAACTCATTAAAAATGAGGTTAAAAAAATGGTAAATATGATTACTGAGAGTGATGACCTTGTTGTGTCAGATTGTTTCTTCACATTCTCAAATGATGATTATGACGCAATGTCAAGACAAGCAGAACTCAGAAAAGCTGGTCTGCTTTCAATTAATGGTGATGAATTAAGTGCTGTTAAAGTCAATACCGAAAAGGTGCTTGAGAGTCTCAATGCAATTGCGCAAAGTGCAAGTAAAGAAACAATGCAAACCGTAATCGAGGGAACAATCACTGATTTAACAAAAGAATTGTCAGACACCACCTATGAAATGACTGATAATGTTAATTTCGGTGCGCAAATGAATTTAATTGAAAATTTGTTAGATAGCCTTGCTTACGTTCTTGTTTGTGCTGTTTTATCACCAAAAGTTTATTTGCTTCTCTTAATCAATCTTAAAATTATTGGAAGACAAACAAACTTTGACCTTAAAGGTTTTATTGACCAATACAGACAATTAATAGCAGATTTAATACGTTCAATACGTGACCAATTAATAGAATATCTGATGAGAGAAATAATGATTATAATTGGTGATTTGGTTAAGGAAATTACAATTAAACTCAGTATTGAACAAGCAAGATATTACGCAAGATTAATAAAGAAACTCATTGATTGCTTCAGAAGACACGGTAGAGACCTCGACTTCAATATTGATAACGTGGATTACGCTGATATTTTGGAAACAGCAGAAGAGCCTAAGAATGATGAGTGTTAAAATTGTAAAATTATGGGATGGATTAATGCAATAGCAAATGGTATTGAGAAAGCATTTTCGGCGGTAAGAAAACCATTGGTGGCAATTCCACCAATACTGCTTATATGTGAAATATATCAACGTCCGGGATTGTCTGCGATTGCATTGGCAAGCGCAATAATAAAACGACTACCCGAAGCTGGTATTGAAACGGGTGTAAACAATGATGGTTCTCCAAACAAAATTAACCAATTTGTGAGGATTTTCTGTGAACAAGTTGTACAAGAATTAAAAGACAATGCACTTATAACGTGTTCTGTTGAACCTGGAACAATAAACAGCATTGGAACAGGTGGTAACGCAGGTGGTCCTGTTGTTGTTACCTCTTTCAATACAATACCAATTAACATAAGGGGAATACTCCAATAAAATGTAAAAAAAAAAATATATGATACCAACAGATGATAAAATATTTAGGGAGTGTGAAGTCTTATCGGTTATTGATGATAAGGCAGGACTTAGAATTAAAGTAAGAATACATCCAGATGATAGCGATTGTGCAACCATTGATGATTTGCCTTTCTGTTATCCACTAATGCCAAAGCATTTTCATATTAACCCCAAAGTGGGTGAAATGGTTTTGGTTATAACAAGTGTACTTGGTGTAACGAAAGGAAGACGATGGTTTATCGGACCAATTATATCACAACAATATAATCTTAACTATGACCCATTTAACTTTTCAGCCAAATCAATTTTGGATAATGGAAAATTTTCAACGCCACTTCCACGGCCAGAACTTAATCCCGATAACGAGGGTACATATCCCGATAGAGAGGATATTGCAATACAGGGAAGACAAAATGCTGATTTAATCCTTAAAGACAGCGAGGTAAGATTAAGATGTGGTTTCAAAAAAGAACCAACGGGAAAACCCGAAAACACGTTGTTATTCAATCGTGAAGACTTGTCTTATATCCAAATGAAATATAAACGACTGAAAGACCATAAGGGTAAGGATTTCTCTTCTTCGATTAACATTGTTGCGGACAGAATTAATTTGTTATCACACGATTCAAAAACACCATTCACTTTAAATGATAGAAAGGCACTGATAACAGACGAGGAATTGGTGAAGATATTGGAGCAAGCACACCCATTGGTATATGGTGACGAACTTGTAGAGTTCCTTAAACAACTTATAGAGGTTATAAGAACCCATACACATCCATTCTCAATGGACCCGCCTTGCTTCACAACACCACAAACAAAAGTGTTAAATACAGACCTGGATGAAATGTTGTCAAATTCAATAAGAATAAACTAAAAAAAGCAGTCTGAAAAAGACTGCTTTTATATTAATAGTCTGTAATTACACTAAATTATCCGTAACGTCATTGATAATATCGAATTGTAAAACTTTTGGATGGTTAATTAATTCCAAGTTCTTATGTACCCTCAAATCAATATAGTATCTTGACGGAACTAATTCGTTTGTGTTAATTAACAGATAATTCTCATTATATCCACGTTCAACCTTTGTCCAACCAACAACATCATATTGTTTAAGCCCTTCCATTACATATAGTCTATAATCAATTCCCTCGATTGAACGTAATTGATTTGTGGTATATGGTATTCTACATTCAATGCCAACTTTTCTTATATCACCACGCTTTACCTGTTCGTGGTCATCAATACCATAAATAGATGGTACGAAATCGGTGTCCATATCTTGTGTCGGCAAACCAAATGAGAAGTAATCACTTGAAGCCTTGGTTACGAACGAAAGTTCAACGTCTTTCAAATCCTTTCCGTTATACTTTAAATTTGTCCAAGTGTCATATAACATTGTGTCATATTCATAATCATCAGAGGACAAATTAATATCAACGTAATAAATACCCTTTGTGGCTTGTTTAGAGGCTATCTGGGAGCCGTTTATGATACAGGTGGGTAATTCATCCAAGTTAACATAATTATTGCCCACAGAGGCGTAAAAATAGAGTTTGTTATCTTTATCAAGATAGAAGTTTGTTCTATCATCTTCAATGGTTTCGTCATAGGTTGTTTCAACATATGGTTCAAAGAATGAATGTGTGTGTTGTGTGAAGAAGCCAACATATTGTGATTTGTCAGTTACAAGGTCTTCAAACGATGGTGCAAATGCAATACCAATACCATAGTTGGGTAATTCGTCTGTTATAAATTTATTGAAAACCTCTGTGATATCAAATTCAAGATTCTCGTTGCCATAATCAAAGTGTTGATAACCAATTATAATTTTTGACAAGTTACCATTCTTTGAGGTGAATTTGTCCAATTCTTTTGAAAGCGTGCCATTGGAATATATTCCCTCTTCATCCCACTTGAAATAGTTTCTGAACTGATACCAATTGGATGCTTCTTGACTATATGCTCTGTGTTCTCCCTTGTGCATATCTTTTACAAAATCGAAACCCCTTCCATTGTCCCATTCTTTATTGATAAGAAAGAAAATAATATCAAATGAAGTTGCTCTTTCCTTATTATCATCAAAATATGTGCTTGTACAAGGTCTGTAAATATCCATTCTATTTAAGGAGGCTGTATTTGTCATTTTAAGAACGTGACGAAGCTTTGAAACATCTGGATAAACTTTGTCTTCAACCATACCTTTCACTTTGCTGTGGTCAAAATATATCATGGCGCGTGTGAGCATATGCCCATAATTCAATTCAATTATGGGGTTTAGACCAATGTTTACACAACTATCTTTTACTATTGTATTTGTCTTTGATAAATATGTTTTCGTTACTATTGCCATTTCCGTTTAAATAAACATTTATTCTATCTTATAAATAGCTTTTAATGGTCATTTACCTCGTCCCAATATTCATCATCTGGAATGTAAATATCAACACCATACATATATTTGGCACAATCTCTTATTTTGGAAATTTCATCCCAATACAATTTTCTACTATGTTGTTGTGAAAAGTGGTCATCAGTTAATCTGTCTTCACCCTCTTTATAATATATAAATCTTGGGTCGTTGTCACTATGTCCCCACTCAACGGCCACATAACCATTATCAACAAGTGCTTGTCCACTTTCAAGACCTTTCATAAAGATTTTAATTTCATCCTCCCATTGTTCGGCAAAACTTTCTCTTAAAACCTTTTTGACAGATTCTGTGATTATCTTTTTAATTGAACGTTTCATAAATCAACCACGATTACTTTTAGCATAATTATCAAGTTCTCTGAAGTTCTCATCCAAAAGTTCTTCTGCAACCTTAATCATTTTTTGTTGATTGATATTAACATCGCTTCCCTTTGCAATTGGTGCTTCAAGTTTGTCATTAATATAATAATAACTCTCACCATTAACAGAAGCAGCAATACAAAGAATTTGACTAAACAACAAGTTTGTTGGTTTATAACCCTTATCCAATTCTTTTTTTGCTTTTGCATACGCTTCCAATGCCTCACCACTTAATACATCAGAAACAGCCTTTTCAACCGTATTGTCTTTATATGGTGCAAGCATGGAGTTCAAAACGTCTTCTGGTAATTCTGTAATAACATTACCTTGTTGGTCACAGAAGAATATTTTTGTCTTCAATTTCTTTGAATCGGCTTTTGCCATATTGAAATCCCTTGATAAGTTACCGGTTTGATTTTGCTGTGCGCCATAATCAAATTTCTCTCTTTGGTTGTGGTTATCACCAAGATACCCATTACTCTCCAAACCAATACCATTTTTCATTCTAAGATTTCTCAATGCTTCACCATATTCGGTTGAGTCTCTGCCAAAATCTTCTTGAGTGTGCCAATGGAGCATATAACGTTTTGCAACTACTACAAGTGAGACTGGATTATTACCTTTTGTACCTTCTTGGTTGAATGCTGTCAAATTCTTGTGCCAATCCTCTTCACTTCTATCAATATTGTTATCCAATGCTTTTTGTACATCAGAACTTCTCCATAATGGCTTTCCTTTATACATTCTTTTTTGCTTATAAACAGACATTGGTTTCACATAAGTGATTGTTGCCCATTTACCACCCGATTTTGGGTCATCGTCTTGCTCATTAAGTTTATCCAGAATCTCATCGCGGCTTACTTGCATTCTTGGTCCACCCTTGATTTCGTTCAATACATCCTTTATACTTTCGTTGATAAGTCTAATCAACATGTTTTTATTTAATTTAGTGGTTTGTTTCATATATTTTTAATACTTATCTTGTTATTTTATGCCCTTTCCATAATATCTATTAAGATAATCATTTATGTCATCAACCCTCATTGTCTGATAGTCTTTCCATTGTTTATCAGACATTCTGTTTCTGATATTGTTGTTGTCGGACATTTTACCTTTAAAATCCTTATTTGTTCTTAAACCAAAATCTTGTCCCTTGCGGCCATAATAGTATTTACCTTTATCGTCAATATATTTTCCTGCTCTGTAAGATTCGGGGTCTTTATCATCTCTCCAAATTCTATTTGATTTTTTCTTTGTATGTTCCCCACCCCAATTAACACCGGTTTCAATATTATTTCTGTTCAAACCAACAACTAAACAATAACCATCATTAGCCTTGTACATTGTGTATAGGTTTTTAATATTTCTTTCTGACCTTTGACCATAGTTATTTTTTTCGTGGTTCAAATCCCAAACACGGTTTCTTGCATCTCTTATGTTTGGAAATTCTTCCAAGTACATAATATCATTATCAGTTACATCACCTAAACCATCTTGTGTTACATTCATTTCTGGGAAATCTTCCCAAACCTTCTTAACACCACCATGCAGTTTGAACCAACCCCTCAGTTCATTTGATTTAAAGGATTCGCTTAAAATCTGTCTGCTCTCATCCAAGTCAATGTTTCCCCTGCCCCATTTGTCTTGTTGATAAACAACATAGTAGTCACCATCCTTAGTTCCAATGACTTTGAATATACAAACATAGTCATTCTCAAATTCGCGTTCTCTTGAACTGAAAAGATAATCGACTTCGTGTGTTGGTTCAATTCTCTCACAATTATATAAGTCACTTATAATGTCATATACAATAGAATCAACATTTGCGGCCATAATAGCCCAACCCCTAAGTCCATTATACACATAAAGGAAATCACCGGCATTTTGACACCATTTTGCCAATTGTTGTGGTGTCATATCAGAAACATCAAAATCCCCATTTGGGTAGTCTTGCTGATACTCTTCAAAGGGTGTCAGTTCTTCATATTCTTCATTCTCCTTCAACGGTTTCCAACCCCTCTTCGCCATCTTAGCAAAGTTGGCTCTCTTTCTTGTCAATGGATTCTTTGAATGGCAGAGTTCTTCGGTTGATTTTCCCGTCCTTTTCTGTGTTGCTGTGAACTTTCCCTTATTCTTAGGGTCAATCTTTATTTCGCTCATTAAAGTACCTTTTTTCAGATTTTATCATATAATATAAATATCACTGAAAAATTGTTAATTTTCAATAAAATCAGGATTGGTATACACATATTTTATCAGTCCACAATCCCATATTCTGTCATAGCCCAATTCCTTTGCCATTTCTGTTTCGGTCATTCGTGGGTCTAAATTTGGGTATTTCTTTAATAGTTTAGCCTTACGGAAATTAAACTTATGAAATCTTTTGAATCTATCAACGTTTGAGTTATAATATGTATAGTTCGGTTTGATAAAATCGTCAAACTTAAAACCAAGTTTTGTATAGATATTGTTTTTTTCATCCATTGTCCAACGTCTGTCGGCAAATGACTTAATCTCCATAAAGTCATAATGTCTGATAAAATATTTAAACAACTTGCCACCAACACCACAACATATATAATTGTTGTCAGTTGCGAATCTCGTTAATTCCCAATTATTGTTTGATGTTTTCAAAAAACTCATAACACCAACTAGTTTATTATCATAAAACGCACCAAGAAACAATGTTGATTTTACAAATCCTTGTATATGATTTTTATTAAGAAATTCTTCGGCTGTATAACTATATATTTCCTTAACTTCACATTTTCTTGCATATATTTTGAGTATATTAGCATTCTTAATATTTAGAATGTGTGCAATTTTACTTAATACAATCTCTTTATGTAATTCATATTCATCTTCAAAGATAGTTATCAAACCAACACCATTCTTTCTGCATTCCTCTAATTTTGACAAATGGTAATGTCTGTCCTTTTTCCCAAACCATTCACCATGCCATTTATTTCCATTATATTCAATACCAATTCTTTTTTGTGGAATATATATGTCAATTTCTTTACCATTCAGAATATGTCTGTCATTTTTACATTTAAAACCGCCACTCTCTATAAAATCCCTTATCTCCAATTCAGATTTAGAATTTTTTGTAAAAGACATATTGATATTGGTTTCAATACTAATTTTGCTTTGTTTATTATGATACTCTTCACTTGTAAGTTTAATTTCACCATACTTTTGTATATATTCGGCTTTTGTAATACCATGTATTTTTAAATGATGATTATCAAGACGTGCTAGTTTTTTACCACAAATTTTACAAATGACAAATTTGGTTTCATCTGTTTCCATTTGTCTGTTTGTTTTTGGGTCAACCGCAATGAAATATTCCTTTTCTTGTGGAAATTCTTTCAAATAGTCAAGTTTGGTGATACCATGTGCTTTCAATAAATGTGTTTCAAACATTCCACTCTTATTATAAATGTCAACTGTTTCCCAATCGCAATATGGACATTTCTTTGTTTCGGCATTATCTATAAGTTTAATATCAAACCATTGTTCCCACCAATAGTTACCAGTTTCCATATAATATCTTCTTCTGAAATACAATGTTGGTATCTCAACATTATATTCCTTATTAATATATGTGGTTAAAACACCTGCTTTGTTTTCATAATCTTTTGTAGTAAAACCATTACGCTTATCAATAGCAATATAATGTTTTCCATCAACTTCTTCAAATTTGTTGATTCGCCAATCACTTATAACATTATTAACCTTTAGATTTTGACCACCCCTATTTTTTGATAATATGTTATATTTGGTAAGAATCTCTTTTATCTTTTTCTTACCAACATGATACTTCAATGCAAGGCTTTCAATTCCAATTTGAGTATCTAAATACTCCTTGCAAATCATTTCTTCATTTAATTCTGTTTTATTCTTCATATTATTTCTATTTATTCCGTTGCGAATATAATACAAATTTATCATTTATCCAAATATAAATAGTTAAAAAATTAAAAAATCCTATGATAAGAACAAAATTAAATGGGTTGAAAAATGATAAGAGATACCTTTGTATGGAGCAAAAATAAAGGGATTGAAAAATCAATCCCCTTATCATATTGTACTTGTAAATTGTTATATTTCAACAGATTAACGAAGTTCGTTAGGATTCCAATATACAAGACCATCAACTTGGATAGCACCGTAATACTTGTTATTAACAAGTTTCTTCGCGTAACGCGTGCATATACCCTTAACAGGTGCAAAGTTGAATGGGTTGTACATAGTTGGAGTAAGAGCCATTGGTACATAAGGTGCATAAATGTAACCTGTGTCAAGGAGAGAAGTACCGTGGTGTCCCATAATAAGTGACCAGTGTGGGCTATATGGGTCAACGATTACCTGATAACGTCCTTGCAATGAACCAATCTTCTCAATACCCATGTTGTATTGGTCGCTCTCAGCACTTGCGTCAGTTACGTGGAAGTACTCAAGGTCGTTAAGAACAGCCGAAATTTCAGCAGAAACTACAATCCAGTTAGCACCACCACGAAGTGTTGATTTCTGAATCTGAGCAGAAATTTGGTTAATCTTAGTCATAAGAGTTTGGTTCCAGTCCTTCTGTGTGTAAACAGTAGAAGTGGTGTTCAATCTCTGCCATCCGTTGTAGTCCCAACGTGCTTTCCAAGGAGCAGCCTTACGTAAGTCACGGAGAATTTCACGGTCAATCTCAGCAGCGATTTGTTCTGAAAGGATAGCTGTCAATTCAGCTTCTGCATCGATGTTGTGGAAAGCAGAAACGTCTTGTGCAAGTTCAGGAGACCAAGTTGCACGAAGCTTTCTTTCCTCAACGCTAACGGTAACTGAAGTAAGTTGGAATGAAACCTCACCCATTTCAGTTTCGAGTTCGAGTGAATCGTACTGTGCCCAAGCAATGTTGAAAGCTGTATCTGGGTCTAACTCAGCAGCCTTCTCTGGGTCGATACCAATGTAACCATTGATGGTCTTACCCTGTTGTTTGCAAGGCTTTGTAAGGTCAAGTTCGATATAAATCTTACCATCACCGTCACAAATGTTCTCACCATAATCAACAAGACCAGCACCATATTTCTGTGTTACAACACGGAAAGGAATACTTTCACCCTTCTTGAAAGAAGTGAAATCGTCACCACCGTCAATGTCTTCGACTGAGATAACCTTCA